GAAATACCAGTTGTTGAGGTCACAGGAGTATCAGGCAGTGGTGGTGCAGGATCTGTCGGTGTTGAGGCACTTAATTTATCTATACTAGAGACTGGTGTGGGAGGAACTGGTGGAGTCGGCAATGAGGTCGTTGAGTTCTCCATAAACCTACCAGCAGGTGGTGTAGGAGGAACTGGTGGCGTAGGAACAGAAGCTCTTGAATTAAGTATAACAGAAACAGGAGTTGGTGGCACAGGAGCAGTCGGAACTGAGCAAGCTCAAGCCAATGGTTGGAGTCAAGGTTCTTGGGGTCAAGGAGGTTGGAACGACGGATAATGAATTACACAACATTAGTTTCTAACATACAAAACTTTATAGAGGATGACTCAACAGAACTGAGCAACTCAATACCTACTATAATAACACAAGCTGAGAGAATGATATTCTCCAGACTTCCAAGTTTGCCTTGTTTCAGGCAAAGCACGACAGGAACTTTAGTTGTTGGCACAGCAGATTATACAGTGGCTTCAGCTAGAATGATAAGACAAGTTTCTGTCACCTCAAGCAGCAATGTAGTTTATCTTGATCATAGGATAGATTCTTACTTGAGGGATTATTGGCCAAACTCTAGCACAACAGGGACTCCAAGAATGTATGCTACAAAAAATGCAGGAACATCTGGAACTGTTATAACTTTGGCACCAACTCCTAGTGCGACTCTTTCTTATCAAGTAGACTTCATAGCACCAGAGACAGGTTTAAGCTCAACAAATGCAAATAGCTGGATCGGTGACAATGCGGAGCATGTTTTACTCTCTGCAGCACTTTATGAAACTTCTGCTTTCCTTAAAGCTGGAGAAACGCTAAACTTATACAAAACACAATTTGACGAGGCAATTCAACTTTTTCAACAAGAAATGAGCCGTAACTATGCAGCAGAATATAACGGAGGTATCTAAATGGCTATATCACAAGCAATGTGCACATTATTTAAAAAAGATCTGTTACTAGGTGATCACCATCTAGACACTGATGATATAAGAATAGCACTTTATACAAGCAGTGCTAGCTTAGACGCAACAACAGATGGTTATACAACATCAAACGAGATAACAAATACATCTGGTAGTGCTTACTCAGCAGGTGGTTTGCAACTTTCGAGTGTCGCAGTGACTGAAAACAGTACCAGTGGAGTGTTTGATGCAGCAGACCCTGAATGGACATCAGCATCTTTTACAGCCAATGGTGCATTAATTTATAACAAAACACTTGGAGATGCTTCATCTAATGCTAGAGGTGCGATTGCAGTTTTGGCTTTTGGTGGAGACTTTACAGTTTCTGGAGGAACATTTAAAATTGTCTTCCCAGCAGCAACTGCAAGTAACGCAATAGTAAGGATAGATTGATATGACAAGCACCTTTGTAAATGATCTTAGATTAAACGAACAAGGCACTGGTGACAATCCAGGATCTTGGGGGACAGTGACCAATACGAATCTTGAGCTCATCGCAGAGGCATTCAGCTATGGCACAGAGACTATTGGTGATGCAGACACAACCATCACAATGCAAGATGGCACTTCCGATGCTGCTAGGTCATTGTATTTAAAAATAGCATCCAGTGCAGATCTTACGACAACTAGAGTTATAACTCTAGCACCGAACACAGTCAGCAAAGTTTGGATTATAGAAAACGCAACGAGTGGTGGTCAGATAATAACTATCAAGCAAGGCAGTGGCGCAACTATCAATATACCTAATGGATCTGTCAAAGTTATCGCAACTGATGGTGGTGGTGCAGGAGGCATTGTTTATGATCTTTTTACAGATTTAGATTTGACAGGTACAACGACAGTAGCAACTTTGACTACTTCAGGCAATGTTGGTATTGGTGCTAGCTCACCCTCTGTATTGCTTGACTTAGAAAGTGCCAATCCAATTATTCGTCTAACAGACAGTGATGCTTCTGGAACTCCAGAATGTCAGATTTCAGGTGCAGGTGGAGATTTAATACTTGACGCTGATAGAGATAACGAAAAATCAACCAGTATCATTTCGTTTAAAGTTGATGGTACACAACGTGCAGTATTCGGAGCATCAGAAGCAGTATTTAATGAAGCTAGTAATGATTATAACTTTCGTGTAGAAACAGATAATAATGTTTTTGGTTTGTTTGTAGATGCAGGTAATGACCATGTTTGTATAAATACAGGAACAGATTATGGTGGTGTATTAAATGTTGAAACAACAGGCAATGGAGATACTGTAACACTTGCTTGTACAGATACAGATGCAAGTACTGGACCAGTTCTAGTTTTAAAAAGAGCAGTAACAGGTGCAGATGATGACTTACTTGGTAGAATTAGATTTGATGGTCAAGATGACGGAGGTAATAATACAACCTATGCAAGAATAGACACACAAATTGTAGATGCTAGTAATGGTTCAGAAGATAGTACGCTTCTCATACACAGTTTAACAGGTGGTTCTGAAAGAGAAAGAGTAAGAATTACACAAGCAGAAACAGTTTTAAATGAAGATGGTCACGATTTAGACTTTCGTGTTGAGAGTGATGCAAGAGCAAATATGTTTGTTGTTGATGGTGGGGTTAGCCAAGTTGGTGTAGGCATGGTTCCAGACCAATCATGGGGTTCAAACTCTGTAGGTATCAACTTCGGTATTGCTGATGCTGATGCAGGTTGGATCGGTTGGCAGCAAATTTCTGGTGCTGATAATTTTCATATGCTTTGGAACGTGTATCACGATAATAGTGATTTTAGATATGCTTCAAACAATCCAGCAGGAAAATATACTCAAAACTCAGGAAGTCATATTTTTTCTCATGCTGCAAATGGAAGTGCTGATGCAGTCATATCCTTCATTGAAAATTTAAGAATGACCTCAAGTGGAGTAGTGTTTAACGAAGGTTCCAATGACTTAGACTTCCGTGTTGAAAGTGATGGCAATGCCCAAATTTTTCATGTTGATGGAGCTAATAACTCTATTGGAGTTGGTACGTTAGGTGTTTCTGGTGCAATGTTTACTATTTCAGGACCAGCAGGTTCTAGTGGTAGTGAAATAGACACTAAGGCTATGCACATTATTGAGGGTGGTTTTAATACAGGTAATACTTTTCAAGTAAGTGATGCAAGTTCTGTTTCTAGGTTTTGTGTTGATGGAAGTGGGAATGTTGGAGTTGGAACAGGCTCATCCACTGTCTCAGCTAAATTTCAAGTCCAAGACAGTAGTTTGCCTAAAATACAATCTAACTATAATGGTGCAAAACATTTAGATATGGGAAATGGTGCTTCTGGTTGTGGTTTTTCAATGACTACTGGTCATTTTATGACATTTAATCATCAACCTTTTGCTGATAGGGGTACTGACACTAATCTCACAGAACGCATGAGGATTTTAGCCGACGGCAAAGTTGGCATTGGCACAACAAATGATGCCGTAGCGACACAAAATACTGACCAAGGAGTTATGATATCACCTTCTGGAAGATTTTTTGCTACAGCTGATGGTCATCACGATTTTAATAGACAGAATGACGGAGAACTAATCAGATTTAGAAGTGCAGCTAGTATGGAAGGCACAATATCAGTTAGTGGCTCGACTGTATCTTATAATGGTTTTTCTGGAACACACGAAACTTCTGGTATAGCGAATAATGTGGCTGTTGGAACTGTTTGTAGTACAATAGATGAACTTGATACTTATCCAACAGGTTCAACTAAAGCAGGTCAAACAAGAGCAGACCATGCTAAGATTAAAGTGTCAGATACAGAAGGTGATAAAAGAGTTTATGGTGTTCTTCAAAGTTATAGTGAAGATAGCAAACCTTTAGTTGCCTCTGTAGGAATTGGCTCAATAAGAGTCACAGGTGCTTGTGAGGGTGGTGACTTATTAGAAAGTAATGGAGATGGTACTGCAAAGGTACAATCAGATGACGTTATTAGAAGTAAAACAATCGGTAAAGTAACGATTGGAAATAGTAATACAGGTGTAAAGCTTGTGTCTTGCGTGTTGTATTGTGGATAAAGGAGCTTAAAATGGCAGCAACAATAACTTGGAAGATAAACCAGATGCAGAGAACAACTGCTGATGGTGGTGTAACAGAAGTCAGATGGGAATGTTCTGGCGTAGATGGAACAGCAAGAGCAGTAGAAGGTGGTAAGTATACTTGCACCTATGATGCTTCTGGCAGTGGCTTTATCAAATATGATGACTTGAAAGAAAGTGACGTTATAGGGTGGGTCAAATCAGCTTGTAATGCACAGTCTGACGATAATATGAAAGTAGATGCTATTGAAAAAAGACTGGCAGAAAAGTGTGCAGCTCAAATAGAAAAAGCTAAAACTAAATCTACAGGAGTGCCTTGGTAATGAGTGAAGAAAATATAATAACTTTAGACGGCAAAGATTATACTAGCAAAGATCTTGATGGTCGTCAAAAATATTTAATAGTGCAACTTCAAAAATGTGCTAAACAACTTGGCGAACTTCAAGCTTCAGTTGACAGCATTCAAAGATCCAGAGACAGTTTCCAAAATGAGTTGATAGAATCTTTGAGGTCAACTTCTGAGGAGGAGAAAGCATCTTGATAAGATTCAGAGTGTTGATGATTATTATCTCTGCTGCTGTCTTTTTAGGAATAATAAAGCATGAGCACCTTGGGCCAATAGTTCCTAAGTGGATTGACAGGTGATGTCTAAGCAAACAGAAATACATGTCACTCTTGAAAAACACATTGCTGTCAGTGATGAGAGGTGGATCGAGACTATACACAGGATAAAAAGGCTTGAGCACATAATGATCGGGACAGCAGGAGCTATCATAATGTTACTCATAGGAATAATATTGAAAGGGTTCGGATGACTTCTAAAAAATTAGAACCAGGAAGCAAACTCAATCCATATGACATGGATGGCGATGGTGTGGTCACTGATGAGGAGATAGAAAAATCTAAAGAGATCCGTGAGTTTGAAGATCAAAGTCGTAAACATATGGCTCAACTTAGGATAGCTCGTTGGACTTTGATCGGTATGGGTGCTTTCACTGTTATGCTTTTTATGCCTTTCATACCAGACGAAAGGATAAAACTTTTAGGCAGTGTCAGTGA